GTGCTAGTTATGCAAGTTCACAATTTGTTCACATTTCCGACACACTTTGTTCACATTCTGTTCGAGTCATGTTCGATTACTTTTCGGTAACTACTATTACAGAACTATTATAATAATTGTAACAAATTTGTAATAGTTTCGTGATGCATTTTTAACATCATTCTGATATCATATGAGCATCAAATGAATCAGCTAATAGGAGGATAAGAAAATGAAAGAAAATATTTACAAAATTATTTATAATAATGGACATAGCATTATCGTTAAAGCAATGAGTATGATATTGAAAGATGGTAAATTATTCCAGACATGTAAATGTATCCCATTTGACAATCCGATACCTACTATTCTTGATGTTGCCAATATCAAATCAATCGAATGCATTGAAAGACATAATGAGATTGATATGGAGGTCTAATATGTACAGAATACCAAAATCTTATATCAACCGCTTTAAATCAGGAGAGCTTATCATCTCCGGAACAAAATACATTATTGATAATGCTGATAAACAAGTAATAGCTATTCAAATAGTTGGCAATGTGTTAGAATAAGTTTATATTGACAAAAAACAATATATAATGCTATATTTAAATTATAGGCAGGAAGCACAAGCCAACCGTCAGAAGCGGAGTGCATGGAGTGGCTCTCCAGAACTCCTGCCTATTTTCTGTAGGTTTCAATTTTTATTATATAAACTATATTTATAAAAGGAGATGATAACATGGATATTAAAGATATATTAACTCTTGTAAATGCTGGCTTTACAGCCGAAATGATTGCAGGTTTTGCGAAGACAGCACCAGCATCTGCACCAGCATCTGCACCAGCATCTGCACCAGCATCTGCACCAGCATCTGCACCTGCACCAGCTGATGAACTATCAGAAATCACAAAGCGTCTGGACGAACTTACAAAGGCAATCCAGATAGGAAATACGGTTGCAGCAACTGTACCAACGCCGAAAGAAAATGATGTCAATGATGTTATTTTAAATTTAATTAAGGAGGTATAAAAAAATGAACTCACTTACAGCAGTTGATGTTTATAAGATTGTCAACGATATTAACTCTCAAATGTTTGGAACAAAAGAAATTGCTGTCATCGATACTACAAGTTTTGTGTCAGTCGGAGAAAAGATACTCCGCTCCGGTACCGAAAACATTATGGACGCTATGGCAGTAACGTTCATGAACAATTATTTTCCAAACACGCCATACATCGGAAAAGTACGTATTATTGACGAGACAGCCGAACGATGGGGGGCAATCACTCTTGAAACAGTCCCCCTGCACATGGATGAGGAAGCATCTGAGGATACCAACACAAATCTGAATACTAATCAGTTTAATGATGGTAACTCTGTTGACATGTACAAGATCAAAAAGCCGAAAGTCGTACAGCTTAAATTTTACGGAACGAAAAAAGAACAGAATCATATCACACGACTGGATGATCAGTTATCTCAGGCGTTCCGATCTGTTGAGGAGTTTTCCAATTTCTATACATCTGTTATGACTGAATTTAGAAACGATATTGAACAGACAATGGAGGCAGGCAGACGTCTTGCAATCTGCAATTATATTGCCGGACTATCAGCAATGGGATTATATAAGATAGATCTTACTAAGGAATACAACACAGAACATGAAACTACTTATACTGGTTTGCAGCTCCGCACAACCTATGCAAAAGATTTTGTTCCTTGGTTTGTAGCCTACGTTCAGAATCTTTCTGATTGCATGACAGAACGATCAACCATGTATCATGCAAACTTTACCGATCAGAATATTTTACGTTTTACTCCAAAAGAGTACCAGAAGTTTATCATGCTTAACAGCTTCTGGAAACAGGCACAGACAAGCGTATTGTCAGCCGCATTTAATGATAAATATTTGAAGATTGCTGACGTTGAGTTTGTTAACTACTGGCAGAGCATCAAATATCCGGAGCAGATTAAGATTAAACCGAATATCTTAGACCTTGCAACCGGAGAGTCCAAAAATGCAACTAATAACGTAGAATTACCATATGTCTTAGGTTGCATTTTTGATCGCCGTGCAGTCGGGGTAAATTATCAGTTTACGAAAACCATTACAACTCCAGTTAATGCAGCTGGCGACTACTACAATACGTATGTCCATTATCGTAAAAACTACTGGAACAACTATACACATAACGGCGTAGTTTTTGTGATGGGAGAGGGTGCTGATGGTAAAGTAATTTAAGAATGGCGCAGCTAGAAAGGAGTAACCAATGGAACAAACAGTTATAAGTGCTATCAGTTCATTAGGTTTTCCGATTGTGTGCTGCCTGATCGTCCTCTATATGTACTGGAAAAGTGATCAGACGCATAAGGCGGAAGTCGATAAACTCAGTGAAGCAGTCCAAAATAACACAGTTGTTATGGAAAAAATCCTTGAAAGATTGGAAGTGAAAAAAGATGAACTTGAGTAAAATGATTGATACAGCGGTTGCAATTGCAAATGATAACAGTCATGGATATTCACAGTCCCGCAGGGATGGGAATCCAGACTTTGACTGCTCCTCACTCACAGCTCACTGTCTCCGAGCGGGGGGTTGTGATGTGAATGCAGGAAGCACTACCAGAAATCTCTACAGTCAGCTTACAAAGAGAGGATGGAAAAAGGTATCCGGAAAATGTAAAGCAGGGGATATCTATCTGACTCCGGGTAAGCACGTTGTCATCGCAGTTACTGATTTTAAACTCGTGACTGCATCCGGCGATTTTGACGGTAAAAAAGGAGACAGTTCTGGTCGTGAGATCCGTATCTGTGATTTCTATACACCGTCATATGGATGGCTGTACCACTTGCGCTATACTGGTGCTAATGATTCCTCCGGAGCATCTGGCTTTATCATTGGTAAAGTCTACACCGTACAAGTTAATGGATTAAGAGTACGTTCCTATGCTCCGAACGGCGAAGTACTGAAAAAATACAACGCAGGAACCCGAGTAACCTGCAAACAGCTTGCGCAGGTAAGCGGAGTAACATGGATGCGTACGCCGTCCGGATGGATATGTACCTATGCAAAGGGTAAGCCATATGTTCTGTAAGGAGAAAGAATATGGAAGTAAGACTCTATATATTTTCCAAAAAATCGAATAGTACAAAACAACCTAAGGGGCAGCCAGTCGCTGCTCCTGATTGTAAATTAAAAGAGAATACATCAATCTTGAATCCGTCTATCATCATTACCGGATTAGATAGTTGGACAAATGTCAATTATGCTTATATCTCGGATTTTCGACGTTATTATTTTGTGCAGAACGTGACTGCCTTAAATAATACGACATGTCAGATAGACTTGTCAGTTGACGTGTTAGCAAGCTTTAAAAGCTCCATTACAGCACAGACATTCACTGTCGAGCGTTGTGCAAAAGTTCCAGAGAAATGGACACTGGCAGACCCGTTAATCTATCCAACCTATGACTGGAGTACAGCCATTTCATCAGCTCAAAACAGTGATTGGTGGAGTGACACGGGCTCTTTTTTAGTCCGTATAACAAATGCAGACGGACTTGTGAATTATATGATGGATTATGCTAGCTTGCAGAAATTAATGAATTATACTTGCAATGCTGGTAACTTTACGGATGTATTGCAGGAAGAAGCAGTAAAATCTGTATTCAATCCTTTTAAATATATTACATCAGTAATCTGGATCCCCTTAAGCTATGCAAAGTATTCTGGAACTGCTGTTACTACTATTAAAATGGGATTCTGGGAAGCATCCGGAATCTCAGCAAAAAAGGTTGCTCCTAACGATACAATCGATATGTATTTTAAGATAGCAGTATCAAATCCATTGTATGACAAGAATGCATTCGGTTATTATGATTCGAATTTCTCCGAATACTGGCTGGCTCTTCCGGGGATTGGCACAGTCCCCTTTAGAATGCAAACCTTAACCGATGATACAATGGATATCCAGTATACGGTTGACATGACAACCGGAACAGCTCTCTGTCAGATTAAAAATGGAGCAGAGATCATCCAGTCCTTATCCTGTCAGTTTGGCGTACCTTATCAGATCGGACAGATGGGAGGAGTGACTACTGGTATCATGAATACAGTAGGATCAATCTTAAAAGGAAGCGGAGCAGGATTATTTTCCGGATTTCAGCCGGATGTCAATACACTTGGCAGTACCGGCTCGGTTGCACTGATTCGGCAGTATTCGATCCCACGGCTGTACTGTCATGCAAGACTTGCACAAGGTGTGAACTTTGCAACGTCTGGCTATTATATGCATGCGAGTATGAAAATGAGTAAAATATCTGGATACGTACAGTGCAGTGATGCAAGCGTATACTTAGATGCATATGAGTCTGAGATCGAACAGGTTAATAACCATCTGAACACTGGTTGCTATATCGAATAGAAAGGAAGTGATAACATGTTGCCATTAAATTATGAAAGTATCAATGTCCGGATGAACCGGATAACTCCATCAATTGTTGTTAAAAATTCACAGTTGACAGGATTCTTTGAAGAAATGCTATATGAACGATTTTATTCGGTTATTGACATTACATGCAAGGAATCTATCGACATTCCATTTATCAAGTTTTGCTTGATTGCAGGTGGCTACTTTGGTGTTTTTAAAAATTATAAATTTGGTACGATTGCACAGTACCCAACACTTACTGGGATTGATATTTATTACCGTCCTGCATATGCAACTTATACCAATCCGCTTATTTTAAATACAGCAGAATACCGGATCGGAAAAGATTGTGCATTGGTACATATGCGACCAGATTATTGTGGATGTTTTGATATCATTAGCTATTATGCGTATAAACTTGCAATGACAGCAGAAGCAATGGACATGTCTTTGTTTAATTCAAAAGTTGCTTTTATCCTAGCGAGCCGAACCAAAGGTGGAGCTGAGACTCTGAAAGTTGTATTTGACAAGATCAGCAGGGGAGAGCCTGCGGTAGCAATCAATCCGGAAAGTTGGAAAAGGTCCGAAACAGATCCGGATGAACCTTGGACACAGTTTAATCAAGACGTTTCAAAAAATTTTATCGCGGACAAACTCTTGTTAGCATTTGAACGTATACTGGATGAATTTGATACAGAAGTAGGGATTCCGTCAGCAAATACGGAAAAGAAAGAACGTATGAACGTTGCAGAAGTCAATGTCAATAACATTGAGTCAGTGACTCGATTAACGACTTGGATTGAAACAATGCAGAAAGATGCGAAAGTAGCGAACACGATTTTTCCAGATCTTAATCTTGTCATTAAGATGAAAAAATTTGAACAGAAAGAGAGGATGATATCCGTATGACGAGTAGATTGACACTGATCGGACTGATAAACTATGATGATAGTTTATTCAATAATTTAAGGTTACCGGATGGCGTTGATAAAAAAACATTTATCAATACACTGCTACTTGATTATGGAACACTGGGAGTCGTTTATCCAAACTTTGACTTTATACGTGATACAGCAATTCCGGCATGGTGCGATAAGTGGCAGGAATCTTTAAGACAGACATGGAATGCATTGCATGCGGATTACAATCCGATCGAGAACTATGACAGACATGAACATTGGACAGATTCTCCGGATATTACACGCAGTGAATCCGGACACAATGAATCAAACATTACTGCAAGTGATAATTCCAATGCCTATGGCGATGTCTCAGCATACAATTCCAGCGACTATCAGGCGCAGGACAGAACCAGATCGGATAGTTTCAACGATTCAAATGAAAAGAATAACTATAACAGTACTAATAAAGAATCTGGAACGACTACACATGATGGCAGGATTCATGGCAATATTGGAGTAACAACGAACCAGAATATGATAGAATCAGAATTGAAATTAAGGACGCAGTCCTTTTATGGATATGCTGCAGCCTTATTTATGCAAGATTTATTGAGAGGAGAGTGGTAAAATGTTTAATTTTCGAAATTATCCATCATCACAGATGTCAGATCTGAACCTTGATTGGATCATTGAGAATGTGAGAAAAGCAGTAGACGCTGTTGATGTTGTGACAAAAGAATGGTCTGACATTAAAGGAACAGCACAGAAGATCGTTGAAGATGAACTAAAAAAAGAACTGGATTCCGGAGAGATCGGACGGGTAGTCGATGAAGCAGTTAAGGATGGATTAAGTACAGCAAAAAAATACACAGATAGAAGCCGGAGAACCTTTGATTTTAACGGAAAAACGATCTGTATCGGCGATAGTTACGGCGAAGGATACAATCCAGACGGCAACGTAACCGGATGGCCAACACTTTTAAAAGGTTACTTAGGTCTTACAGATGATAACTTTTTCTCAAACAGTCTTGGTGGATCGGGTTTTGCGAAAAACACGACTTTTGCGACCTTACTGAATCAGACCAGCAATCATTTTAAAAATGAGGAAGTAACAAATATCATCGTCTGCGGCGGATTTAATGACACGAACGTGAGTGAACATGATATTATTAATGCAATCTACAATTTTAAAAAACAGTCAAATATCATATACCCAAATGCACAAATCTTTGTTGGGTTTATTGGAGAAAGTACAAACTTGAATACAAGAGGCTCTCTTACACTACCACGTGCATTCTACAATTCTGGATGTGAATACAATGGTATTACTTATTTAAGTGGAGTTGAAAATGCTCTACATTCCACAGCTATGTTCGGAAGCGATGGAGTGCATCCGAACACATGGGGCGAAGAATCAATTGCAAAAACAATTAGCAATGCGCTCTTAAATGGCTATGGATCCGTAGTCCATTCAGGTACAAGAATTAATTCGGTTGGATTTAAACATGGATTCATCGGATCAACGATCATCGAGACGATGCAGTATAATGATATATGCGCATTCTATGGTTCATTTAGCATGACACGATCAACTAATGTTACCTTTAAAGGAGACGGAACATCATATGAGTTATTTTCCTTTGCAGATTCATATGTACTTGGTGGATTTCAATGTGATGTACCTACTACAGTAATTCTGGGTTCTGTTGATGGTAGCTATAGGACAGTACCTTGTACATTGAGAGTTTACAACGGAAGTTTATGGATAGCAATCCGGAATGCAAACGGTAAAGAGTATGAAAGTTACGACGTAAACAGTATCGTAACAGAACCATTCACAATAGAGCATAATACATGTTTTGCTTAATTAATGATTTAAGGCTAGGAAAAATCCTAGCCTTTTATTTTAAGATACTCAAACAGTTTTAATTTTAATTCATAGTTCTCGAATGTGACCCGTTCTGCAATAATCTTATCCTGCAACCAGATATAATTTTGCAAAAACCGATGCCGGCCAGACAGATTATCTGGAAAAGATTTTCCAGTTCCTCTTCTGTGCAGCGTTACATAATACAAATCATGCGCCTTATGCTCGTATATATTGATGTTACCAATCGTTACAAGGAGACGATACTCATTGATCGGTTCCGTTCCAATGCAAGAAAAGTCGTCATATGCAAAAGTATTATGCAAAGCCATTCCACGGAACTGATGATCCTGTATCGCTTTGAATAATGCAGTATCTGCTAATTGAGCCGATATATTTGACTCTGCTACATTTACGATGCAAATTTTCTGATCTGGTAGAAAACAAAATTCCTGCCCTTTGTTCTGCATCCGTGTAATTGTATTGACCAGACCAAAAGCTTCCAGAATCGGACTATCAATGCTGTTACTATTGGATAAAAGCCATGCTTTGACAGCTGGTCGTCCCTTTAGCTCTCGAACAGAATTGATTGTCATATACGCATTTTCAAACGCCTCCTTCTCTCCGCTCATCCGCTTCTTGATTTTTTCGGGGATAAACTCGTCATACATGATACATTGGTAGGGATCTCCGTTAAAACCCCTATTTGACACAAGTCCTGCTAAACTAAAAGCAGATCCAACGACCTTATCTTCATTCAGTCTGTCAACAATGTTTAGTCTGCTGTCAGCCCTGATTCCTTTTATCTTTTCAAATTCATAGGCTGTCCCATTGTCCGGATTAAAACCTTTGTCAAAGGGATTGTCAGATAGACAGCCCAAAAGCTCTGCACCGGTTCGCCGCATAAAAATAAAAGGGATTTCATTTTTCACATATGTATTCACAATATGCTTAAAGCATGAATATGTTTTTCCCACTTGTCGGCTTCCAATGATGATGTAGAAAGTGGCCGGTAATGAATTTAACCGGCCAACGTCCAACCATCCATCAGGTTGATAGATGTTCATTTTATTTCTCCTTTACTGATTCCGGAATGATAACGGGGTTGATGTAATATTTTCCGTCCGATTCAGACACTCGCAGATAAAATTCAATTTCATAATCTCCTTTTTCCATGTACTGATTGTCCTCTTCCGGAAAAATGGATGCTTTCCCCGACCAGAATACACCTTCACAAGTCACGATCTGGAACTCTCTTGTGTTTCTACCTTTTCCGTATGTTTTAGTTTCTACTTTTGTAACTTTTACTATGTCTTTGAATCTCATTTCTTAATCCTCTCTCTCTAATTTAATAAGTTTTACTGTGCTGCATGCATCGAGTGTCTGTGCTAATTGGAGTACAAATTGTAATTCTTCCCTTGCTTCGAATATTTGCCGTTTTGGCGGTAATCCTTCTTCCCAAGTCACTTCGAAAATAAGTCTCCATTTCTGCATTATTTTCTTCCCTTTCTTAAAAATTTGACAACACCGATGATTAATAATGCAAAGATGAAGCATCCTAATAACCATATCGGTATTGTTGACATGTTTGTAGCTGATAATAACATTTTACCATTTCCCCTTTCTTATGTACAATGATATTATTTAACATAAATCTTGATCTTTTTTATCTTCCTTTTCGAAAATCATCTGTTCCAGCATACAGAAACCAGATCTTTTTCCATACATCTCCACCCCCTCCGGGAGTTGGTGGTTCTGGTGGGGGGGTTACTCCATATAAAAATTGATACCAGTTGTTAGCATATGTTTTTCTTTTATTGATATAGTTCGTGTTAGGATCTAAACTTGGCCTTTCATAGCATGTCATGAACGCAGTAGTCATCCAGTTGATTCCTTTATTCTTTGTATTTAGTTTAAACTGTTCCGCTGTAAGTCCAACCATATCATCTGACGCTCCGGAACGCTTATAATTGTTGATATATGCTTGTGTAGAATACCATTGACCTCCCAGCTTAAACAGTTCTCCATCCATACAATGACACTGTACTGTCCCATCTGTATAGGGAGATAACCCCAACTTACTGCATGCGTCTGTTAAGTCAGACTTGGGAGTCCATTGCAAAAGTCCATATCCGCCTCCTCCTCTTTCTCCAAAAATAGGAGATAATGTGCTTTCCTGCTGCATGTTTCCCAAAATTGCACAGATACTATTAAAATTGTAGCCTAAGGATTTAAATATTCCATAGATGATCTGCGCGTTATTATTCATTTCAGATTGCGTCAAATACGTGTTTTTTGAAACCCATTGCATATTTTATCACTCCTTTTCTAAAAATCGCTGTATTGGCTTATTTCGAACTCACATGGCATTCCTGTTTCCCTATCATATGGGATTGTATGATCCAGTTCATATTCTGTCTCATGCAGGATAATACCAGAACTATACTCAATGTCAGATCCCATGAGATGCAGGATTTTGATGTCCTCATTATTGATGTATTCCGGACGCATTTTCCATTTTGCAAATCCCTCGTTTCGAAATATTTTACCTTTTTTAAATTCATCAAGTGTTCCATGCAAACATTTTACTCCCTCTTCTTTTGGAACACCTGCTACAGTCAGATGTAATTCTCCGTCAATATCCCGATAGGCATAACGTTTTGACCCCATGCTTTTAAATTCAACAAATTCTCCATCATCATCCGCAATTCCTAAGATATATGTTTTCCCTTTATAATCAACTCTTCCCAGTCCTCTTTCTTCTGATTTTTGCCTGATCTTATCATTGTATTCTCTTACCTTCTGTTCATTCCATTTATAACCCTTTACAGAGTCTGTATCGGAATACATCCAGATCTCACAGCATCTGCCCAGTTCGAATAAATTACGCTGTGCATATGCAGTAACCCAGACCCCCCACTGATAAGGCAGAAATGATTTCCATGAGTTGTAAAATTTTTCAATCCATTCTTCATCCGTTTTCGCTGTGTTCTTTGACCATTCTCCGGTTGTATAATTCTCTTCCAACACTTCCCTGATAATCTTCTGTACACACATTCCATAGATTCCATTTAGTTCATTTTTAGATATCATGTACAGCACTGGATCTGTATTTTTGAGAGTACACTTATGTGTGTACAGTTCCATAATCAGATCTGTGATCCAAGTTGGCAGATATTCTTTTCTGGCATACATAATTTTTGAGACATCTGCATAGTCATAATCATAGCATCGTAAGATATCATCCAGATCTGGGTCTGTAAAAGGATAGATCACAAGATCTGCATCAAGTATCCTGCCATTATCACAGATAGCTTCGACTGCTGATACAGCCTTATGATAGGATAATGGGGGCATTGGTTCTTCTTTTTTCAGATGCAGATTAACCAACCGGATAAATCCGGAGAATGCATATTCATCTTTCAATTCTAATATATCATCCAGACAAAAGTCTGCATACTCAAACTTTGTCATCGGATACTTCTCATAACACAGCACAGCAGGATAGGAGCTTGTAAAATCTTTTGATTTTCCTGTCCAGCCAAACATGGCTGATGAAATCATCCGACCGACGTAGTACCTGTTTGCATGCGTATAACCTCCGTGATAACACTGTTCCAGTTGCTTGTACTGGTCAACAGTCAGTTTTTGTTTTTTAAAATAGTAATACCATTTATTTCCTGACTTTTTCCATTTTGCCGCATAGCGTCTGGCTTTATTTCGGATAAAGCCCGTATTGGTTAATGGACAGTTTGCAACAGTGTATCCCCTGTCTGACATGTATTTCCGTAATGAAATGCACTGGGCTATCGTGTCAGTTGCAGCATAGACGCATTCTTTATACGTTCTAGGACTATCCGCTGTTCGAATTTTTGAGTAGTTCCAATAACCAACTGCTTTTTCTACGCCTGTATCAACATCCTCACATAGCTTTTCCAGTGACCGGTTGACAAGAATATAGCTGTCACGGATCTCGATTCCGTTTGCCCAGCTCATCGTGATATAGCGATGAGATTTCACAGCAAGAACATTTTTTGGCTCAGACCATTTTTCAAGCATGAACGCTTTCATAAAAGTATAGTCATATGGAAAGTTATGGATATAGAATCTAACCGTATGCGTGTCATCTGATTGTAGATAGTATGCAATCTTATCAATCGTGTTGATTAAATCACGGGCGTGATGCCCATAGAGACAGATGATATCCTCAATGCAGATTGTCCAGTCTGTAATATATGGAATACCATTATATACGCTTGTTTCGGTGTCGACCGTGATTACACGATCATATACATATCTTGGTCGGCCTGCATTGCTTAGCCTTTTAAAATCATAATCTAACAGGCTCATATAATCAAATTTGCAAAAATCGATGACTTGATAACCTGCTATTTCCATCGCTTACTCCTGTCTATTAGTCTTTGCTTTCTTTAATGCATCCGCTAGTGATTTGAATCCAAGTTGTTTGGCAATGTCAGCTGATGTATATTTATCTGTTTTTGTGATAAAAGATTCTACAGCTTTCCTGACTTGCTCGACTGATTTCTTTGATACTGCAATAAGATCAAGTGCTGTTCCTGATCCGTACAGATCTTCCATCTTCTCCCATGTTTTCGAGTTAATAAAATCTTCATATTGCGAAACATTTTTGAATTTTAAATGATAGAGTTCTTCAAATTTATGCTGTGCTTTTCTATGGATACTCCTAATCCCATTCAAGGTTGACGTAGGACGGTTCAGAAGATTCTGTATAAGGCTTATTTCGTGCTTTACTGATATACCTTTTGTTTTTCCTAAGGACTCTTTAAATCCCTTATTGCCTGCATAATAGCGGGCTACTTCTTCTCTATACATTTTAATAACACCATAATCAATCCCTGCTGACTCGAGCCGTCTCATACGCTGATTGAGACGTTTAGCTAGTTTTTTTCGGATTGCATAGAGTTCTCTGTCTGACTTATTACTCAGATAGGGGTTGAATTTTTGTAAATCATCGTTCTTCATTTGCATGATTCCTTTTCTTTAAAATTGTATTAATACGATCTTTCTCATCCTGTTCGCCTAGTTTATATCCGAATCCAGCACCTAGTCCGAATCCGACTAATAAACAGGGGACTAAAGTTACAATCATTAAAATCATTTCTCGTCTTCCTTTAAAGAATATACTACAGTCCATTTATCACTATCAAAATAAGAGTCTGTATCCAGATACAAGCGTCTGCATCGGCGGATTGTGTTGTCGCTGAACTTAACATAGATGTATTTTGTTCCGGAGATGATAAGCTCTCCTGATTTAAAGCGGTTGATATAAG